TATAGAACTTAATAATTCTGGAATAGATCCAGAATATCTTATAAACCTTTTTACAAAGGAGGAAACACAAGAAGAAGATGAAGAAGAAGTAATAGAAGATGGATTAGATCCATTACAAAGAGAAATATTAGGTGAATTCTCATCTAATCAATATTAATATATAATATAGGAGAACAATATGGCAGTAGAAAAACTGGTAAGTCCAAAAGCAAAATGTAAATGGGTTAATGTTAAAAGACCACATCCTGAATATGATGTGTTCCAGATTAACCTGCTTCTTCCTGCTAAATCAAAGGAAGCAAAAAGCTGGATGGAAAAAATTGATGGGTGGATCGCAGATGAAGTTGCCTCTTCAGGTAAAAAAGCATCTGAGTTTCTTCCATACAAAGAAGATGGTGATGATATCGTCTTCAAGTTCAAGCAGAAAGCCTCAATCAAAGGAAGAAATGGGGAAGCTCGTGATGTTAAGATCATGGTAGTAGATTCTCAGATGAAGCCTTGTAATGTGGACATCGGTTGGGGATCAACTGTTAAGGTTTCTTACTCTCCAATACAGTACACTGTAAATGGGAAGTCAGGAGTCACTATGTATTTCAATGCGGTTCAGGTCTTGGATCTTGTTGAATATGATGGAGGAGAAACATCAGGATTTTCTAAGGAAGATGGGTTTACTTCTGAAGAACCTGCAGAAAATCCTTTTGTAGCTTCAGAATCTGAGGATGATGACGATTTTTAATCGTTATAGATCTAATCTAGAAGGATCAGTAGCTGATTATCTAGAAAAGCAAGAAGTTAGTTTTATCTTTGAGCCTAAAACGCACCGAATAGGTTATGAGGTTCCAAAGAAATATCAACCTGACTTCTTGCTTCCTAATGGTATACTGATAGAAGTTAAAGGATGGTTCAAAGCTGAAGATCAGAGAAAACATAGACTGATTAAACAGCAACATCCAGAACTAGATATTAGATTTGTCTTTGGAAAACTTAAAAGTAAAGTTCAAGGAGGAAGGTATACTTGTCAAGAATGGTGTGAGAAATATGAATTTCTATATGCCGAATCAATAGTACCTAACTCATGGCTACATGAAAAATAAGGAGGATTATGGGAGAACAAGAATCTACTTGCATCTCCCATGCTCCATGTCCTAGATGCGGTTCTGCAGATAACTTAGCTGTCTATGATGATGGGCATGGTTGGTGTTTTACTCCAGGTTGCGGTTACAGACAACAAGGAGACACTAAGGAGAACATTAAACAAGAGGAGAAATATAGTATGGATTTTATTAAAGGAGAAGTTGAACCACTCAAAAAACGTGGCTTAACTAAAGCTACTGTAAGTAAATGGTCTTACCAAATTGGTGAAGTAAAAGGTAAGAAAGTTCAGATTGCTAATTACAAAAAAGATGGGCATATAGTAGCTCAGAAACTCAGGTTTCCTAACAAAGATTTCCTGTTTATAGGAGATACTAAAGAAGCAGGACTTTACGGAAAACACTTGTGGGAAAAAGGCAAGATGATCACCATTTGTGAGGGTGAAATAGATGCCATGTCTGTCTCTCAGGCGCAAGGAAATAAGTGGCCTGTGGTTAGTATCCCAACTGGAGCAGCAGGAGCAAGGAAGGCAATACAGAACGACTTAGAATACCTAGAAAATTTTGAGTCAGTTATACTGATGTTCGATCAGGATGATGCAGGTCAAAAAGCTGTGGATGATTGCGTTCAGTTGTTTAGTCCGGGAAAAGTAAAAATTGCTACGCTTCCGCTTAAAGATCCTAATGAGATGATACAAGCAGGAAGAGGTGCAGAAATTATCAATCAGATCTGGAATGCAAAAAGCTATAGACCTGATGGTATCATTGATGGGAAAGACCTATGGGATCTCGTTAGTACCACAGTAGAAACAGATTCAATGCCTTATCCTTTCAATGGATTGAATAACATGACTCAGGGTATTCGTAAAGGTGAGATCATTACAATCACCGCAGGTTCAGGAGTAGGGAAGAGTCAGGTTTGTCGAGAGATCGCTTATTCCTTAATGCTTCAGGATCAAAAAGTGGGATATCTTGCACTTGAGGAGAACACTAAGAGGACTGCGCTTGGTTTCATAGGACTATACCTTAACAAGCCCATTCATCTACAAAGTGTAGATCATACTCCAGAAGAATTAAAGAGTGGATTTGATAATGTACTAGGTACAGGAAACCTATTCCTCTACGATCATTGGGGAAGCATGGAGATCAACCATCTCTTTAACAAGATAAGATACCTTGTAAAAGGTGTGGGATGCACCCATATTATCTTGGATCATCTTACTATAATTCTTTCTGGTTTAGAAGGAGGAGATGAAAGGAGAATGTTAGACTTTGTAATGACTAAACTACGTTCTTTGGTAGAAGAAGTTCAATGTTCTTTAATTCTTGTATCTCACTTACGCAGACCTACAGGAGATAAAGGGCATGAAGAAGGAGTTAGAACTACTTTGAACCAGTTAAGAGGTTCTCATGGGATAGCTCAACTCTCTGACATAGTAATTGGTTGTGAAAGAAACCAACAAGACGAGGAGAATCCAGACCTCACAACTATCAGAGTTCTGAAAAACCGATGGACAGGAGAAACTGGAGTTGCAGATACCTTACATTATTCTAAAGAAACTGGAAGAATGGTAGTTACTGCTTCACCTGATGAAGCTAAATCTTATGGATTTGAAAAGGAGAATAAGGAGGATTTCTAATGGAGAATATACTACTAGACATAGAAACTGATGGACTCTTAGATACAGTCACTAAGGTTCATTGTATAGTAATGAAAAGTCAACATTTTGGAGTAGAAGTAGCAACTTCAAAAGAACAGATTGAGAAAGCTTTAGTTGTATTAAAAGCTAATCATATAGTAGGTCATAATGTCTTAGGATTTGACTTAGAAGTTCTAAACCGATTGTATGGCCTAGTGATTCCTGTGGAACAAGTTACAGACACTCTTATTCTTTCTAGGTTAATTCACTCAGATCTTAGAAATGAAGATTCTTCTGTTAAAATATTAGAACCTAAGTTTTGGGGATCACATTCCTTAGAAGCATGGGGATATAGATTGAATTTTAACAAAGGAAACTTTGGAAAAGATAATGACTTCAAAGAGTTTTCTCAGGAGATGGTGGAGTACTGTATTAATGATGTGGAACTAACGCATATTTTATGGAAAAATTTAAGGCTGAATTTACCAACGGAAAATAGTATACGATTGGAACATAATATAGCCGAAATTTGTAACCAACAGGAGAAAAATGGGTTTGCATTTAATGAAGAAAAAGCCATTGAATTATATCAAAAGCTGGCTCAAAGGAGAGAAGAACTTGGAGGAGAACTCCGAAAAGTATTTGGATCATGGCTCATCAACGAGGGACTTAGACGTAATGAACTGTATTCTAAAGTTAAAATTATTGAGTTCAATCCTAATTCACGGCAACACATTGCCAAGAGACTCAAGGAACTTAGAGGATGGAAACCAAAAGAATTCACTCCGTCAGGTGAAGCTAAGGTTGATGAGAGTATTCTCAAAAGGTTAGAATATCCTGAAGCAAAGTTAATGTCTGAATATTTAATGTTAAATAAACGCATTGGTCAACTTGCAGAAGGAGATCAAGCATGGTTGAAACTTGTAAAGCAGGGGAGATTACATGGAAGAGTCAACACGATGGGAGCATCGACTTCAAGGGCATCTCACTCAAATCCGAACCTCGCTCAGGTTCCGAATACAAACGCACCCTATGGGAAAGATTGCAGGTCTTTATTTGTTCCGAATAGAGGACAGAAACTATTGGGGATTGATGTCTCTGGCCTTGAGTTGCGTTGCTTATCGCACTATCTTGCTAACTATGATGGTGGTGTATATGGTAAAAAACTTTTGGAGGAAGATATACATACTGTTAATCAGAAAGCAGCTGGTTTGGCTACGAGAGATCAGGCCAAAACATTCATTTACGGTTTTCTGTATGGTGCAGGAGATCAAAAAATTGGGGAGATTGTGGGGAAAGGACAGAGAGAAGGGAAGTTATTAAAGAATAAATTTCTTGGAGAACTTCCAGCCCTTAAACAACTCAGAACTAATGTCCAAAGAAAAGCCAAAGAACAAGGAGCTATCAAAGGATTAGATGGAAGACGAGTACCTGTTAGATCTAAACATGCAGCTTTAAACACTCTACTTCAATCAGCAGGAGCTATTATTTGTAAACAATGGGTAGTGGAAATGCATTCACTACTTAATCAAAAAGGGTTCAAACGTGGGGAGGACTATGATCAAGTAGCGTTTGTTCACGATGAAGTACAACTAACAGTAAAGGAGGATCATGCAGAAGAAATCGGTAGACTATGTGTCGAGGCAATTACCACTACAGGGATTGGATTTGGACTCAGAATACCACTCTCAGGAGAGTATTCAATCGGAGGAACATGGGCAGAAACCCATTGATTTTGTTTCTCAAGGAAAAATAAACCAGACTATAGGATTAGCAGGAGAAGATATTGTACGTTATCTACTACATAGATGGAGTTATGATATATTTGAACCATGTAATCCAAGCAGTAAATGTGATTTTGTAATTAATCATAATAATAAGTGGACTACTATTCAAGTTAAAGCATCAGAGAAACAAGATCGTATATATTTAAAACGAGAGAAAGGAGATAGAAAAAATAACAGTAGAAAAAACTTTGCATATACTGAAGATGATTTTGATTTTTTATTTGTGGTAAAGTTTCCAAAAATTTATGTAATTCCATATATAGAAATTAAAAATGATAATGTAAAGATGAAAGATTATGAGGAGTACGCTTACGATCTAAATGATCCTGAAACTTACAATAATCCACCTAACCTATAAGAGGAAATATGAAAAAAGAAAGAGTAGCAGTAATAGATGCAGATATTATTCTGTATAAAGCATGTCGAGTAGCAGAAGAAGAAGTTAATTGGGGAGATGACCAATGGGTATTATGGTCAGATCTTAATAAAGTTAAGACTATTATTGATGATCAAGTCGGCTTAATAGTTGAAGAGATGAAAGCTAGTAGGAGTATACTTTGTTTTTCTGATACAAAAAATTATCGGAAAGAAATTAATCCTGAGTATAAGGCTAATCGTAGGGGAGGAAGAAAACCTTTATGTTTTACAGGAGCTTTACAATATTGTAAGGATACTTATGAAAACAGACAGTTCTCAAACTTGGAAGCTGATGATGTAATAGGAATAATTGCTACTACTGATAATTTATTAAATGAATATGTGATTGTCAGTGAAGATAAAGATCTCTTAACAATTCCAGGATTACATTGGAATTTAAAAACTAAAGAGATATTTTCTTTGTCTGAAAAAGAAGCAGACTTTAATTTTTACAATCAAACTTTAACAGGAGATACAGTGGATAACTATAAAGGTTGTCCTAATGTAGGTAAAGTAACAGCAGAAAAATTATTAAGATCTGCACTTACAAAAGGGGAAAATCTTTGGGAAACTGTAGTAACTAGATTTGAGAAAGCAGGATTAAAAGAAGAAGATGCTATCTTGAATGCTCGTATGGCTAGAATACTCAGAAAATGTGAGTACAATAGAACAACTGAAGAAGTTAAACTATGGAGTCCTCATGAGTAATTACGATACAGATAGCTTAGATAGAGATGACAAAAAGGACATTAAAGGTATTGTAAAATCTTCTAAACCTACCCAACAGTGGGATGCACAGGAACAAGCCTATGTTGAAGTTGGAAATGATCAAGACAACATACGGAAGTTACGCTCACTTGAGAATGAGGAAGTAACTAATCCCAAGCACTACGACAAGGTTGGATTCGCTATCCAGCCTATTGAATACATAACCAAGAATGAATTGGATTTTCTAGAAGGCAACGTAATCAAATACGTTTCTAGATACCAACATAAAGGAGGAGTAAATGATCTCCTAAAAGCAAGAACCTATATTGAATTTTTAATCGAAAGAGAAAGGGGAAAGAATGAGTAAATTACCTACACAATACCAAGAGTACATACATCTTAGTCGTTATTCTAGATGGTTACCAGAAGAGAAAAGACGAGAGACTTGGGAAGAAACAGTTAGTAGATATTTTAATTTCTTTGAAGAACATCTCCAAGAGAAATATAACTATACAGTACCTAAAAAGCTCCATAAAGAACTGAAAGAAGCAGTACTTAATCTTGAGGTTATGCCCTCAATGAGATGCTTAATGACTGCAGGACCAGCCTTAAAGAAGGAGAACATTGCTGGTTATAACTGTGCTTATACTGCTATTGATTCTACAAGATCTTTTGATGAGATACTATATGTCCTCATGAATGGTACAGGAGTAGGATTCTCTGTTGAATCTAGGCACGTTGATCAGTTACCAGTAGTACCTTCAGGTTTGTATCCTACAGACACAGTTATAAGAGTACGAGACTCAAAACTTGGATGGGCAAAAGCATTTAAGGAACTGACTTCCTTACTTTGGTCAGGTTTAATTCCAACTTGGGACTTGAGTTCAGTTAGACCTGCAGGATCAGTCTTGAAAACCTTTGGAGGAAGAGCTAGTGGACCAGAACCTTTGGATGCCTTGTTTAAATTCACTATTGAGAAGTTTAAGAAAGCTAGGTCTAGAAAGCTGCGTCCTCTTGAGTGTCATGATATAGTCTGTAAGATTGCAGAGTGTATAGTGGTAGGAGGAGTACGAAGGAGTGCGTTGTTATCTCTATCAGATCTTGGAGATGATGAGGTACGATCCTGTAAATCAGGGGAGTTTGGGTATGAGAATGCACAGAGATACCTCGCTAATAACTCAGCAAACTACCACACCAAACCAGACATCGGAACATTCCTGAAAGAGTGGAGAAGCCTTTACACATCTAAGTCTGGTGAACGTGGAATCTTTTCTTCTGCAAACGCTAAGGCTCATACCGAAAAGTTAGGAGATCGCAGGAAAGCTCTGGATGACTTTGGAACTAATCCCTGCTCTGAAATTATCTTAC